CCAGTTGATAGAGGTTACATCTTTTTGCCTAGGAGGCACCGTTCATGGATTCAATGGTAGGATCACCAAAAGTGAAGACGAGGAGCTATCCCGACGTCCAGATAACAGGGTCGTATAGCGACGTTTATAACGCCGCCCACGACCTTCAATCCCATAATTTCAATGGGGTTTATGTGTCTGGTATTTCAGGAGAACAAATCGTCTATACGACAAAGCGAGCTAATCAGCGCGCTAAGTCGAATTATTGCTACCACACCCGTGAGCGGTTCTTTTACGGCGGAGGCACGGACCCATTGTTCTTAAACAATGTAAGTCCAAGTGGATGGACCACGGAATACCGTGGACACCACGCCAACGCTTGTAATGCCAAGGCTACCATAGTCAACGCTGCGAATACTGCTCTCGGTACAACCGGAGCGGCCGTTCTTGGCGCCAATGCACAGGCTTGGATTAACGAATATTTTAGTCGTGCCCAGCCTGATCTTACAACTGTTTCGATTCCCAATTTCCTTCTGGACATTGATGAATTGATGAAGTTGTACGAGCTATGGAAGAAAAGATCGTCAGAGTTCCCACGTTATATAAAGAACGTGAAGAACGCCACGAAAAAAGATGTTGTCAATGCTATTCCTGAGAAGTTCATCGCGTTCAAGTTCGGATGGAAGCCAACTGTGGCCGACCTGACGGATTTGATAGACGGTGTGCTGAATCTGAGGAAGAAAATTGCTGAGTTCGAGGCCAAGCTTGGACAACTGTATCAAACAGGATCCAATTATAACCACGGACTTCCGACCTCTGCGAGCGGAACGACTGTGTACCCGAGTGGTTCTCACACGTGTACATGGACTGCTAACTGTCAACGAAAGGCGACAGTTTCTATAACCTATGCTGCGCAGCCTTTGGCTGTGATAGGTTCTCTAGACTTGGTCCTTCGAGCACTTTTAGACTCGATGGGCTTTGAGCTGAATCCACGCATCATATGGGACGCGATCCCGTTTTCCTTTATCGTTGATTGGTTTTTCAACGTTGGAGGTTTTCTGGCGCGTTACAAAGTCGATGCCTTGGAGTTGCCGATCGTCCTTGTTGACTCTTTTGTGAGTTATAAGGAAATCAACAATATCCAGTGGCGATGGATACGTGCCAATGATGGCACTTACACCACCCGCCCCACGTCGTCTGGGGCATGCTATGTGAAGAATACTTTTCACCGCATGCCCATCTATCCGGACTATAGCTCTTTGAGCGGTTTGGGATGGAGAATGCCGTCGTTGAACCAAGCTGCGCTTGGCGTAAGTTTGGTCACTCTCCTCGGTGGAGCTAGATCGAGGTTGTAGGCAGGGACGTCCGTTCCTGTTTATGAAACCGACCCACACTGTGGGCAACGGTCAACAATAACAAGATCCCAGTCAACGCGGTTATCCGCGCCATCAGGGATTTAACACCCTCATTACTGAGGGAGGAGCTTCCGATCATGGCACTTGCCACAACACAGACCTTGAGTAAAGATTCTCCGACTGACGTCGATACGAATACTACAGCCTTTGTGCTGAAAGCTTCGGATCTTGGTCGGTCGGAATTCTCGGTTGCGGGATTAACCCTGCCAGCCAAGAAGATTCTTATCGTCTCTCACGAGACTCTCAAGGACGGAACGGAAAGGCATTTGGTTCGCATCGACAGAACTGAAGTCGATGCTCTCCTTGTGCCGGCCACGGCATCAGTTTATCTGGTGATTGCGCGGCCACCCAATACGGCGATTACGAACGTTGTTCTCATCGAGATGGTAAATCAATTAATTGATTTTCTCATCGAAGGTGGGGCAAATGCGAACGTAACCGCTGTGCTCAATAACGAGAATTAGTATCTCTCGTTGTGGGACGATAGCGGCAGCTGTAACGGGTATATACCAATTACTTCTGTGTGTATAACTTGGTCCATGCTAGGGATGCTCTTCGGAGGTGTCCATTCATATGAACGGTAACCATAAGAGCCTTCTCCTGTTATGGGAGAACCTGGCGAGTAACCAACGCTACGAGCCTTACGTTGAGGAGTTCGATTTGCGGACTTTTCGGCGGAGGTTCGAGAATGAGGGTTTGACCTTCTTGACAGTGGTGCTTCCCCGAATAGGGAAGTGCTTAGACCGATATCACTCTACAAATGAGTGGACTCCCCCCGAAGGTTTTGAACTTCGGAAGGACGTTACTGTTGATCCGAACCTCGGATTCAGTTTTCCAACTGATTCCTCAAAGGTACCGGTGTTTCTTGGTAACGCGGTTGAAGCTGCTTTGAAGGGCGACTCTATAGCCGTAGACTGTGTGCGTCAGCTGACGCTCATATTCTATAAGCTGGAGGTAGACTATGGTGAAGAAATGGAGTCTCAGTTCCTTGCTCGGTTTGAACAAACCGATTTGGATCTGTTATCTCTCTTTGATAGCGTCGACTTTGATCGCGACGTTATCGTCGGGGAGATGGGGAGAATCATTGCGAGGGTCCTTTGTAATTCAGACCCTTATGATATTGTTCCCACTCACGGCAGCGGTGCAACTGCTTGCCGTACTCCTAATTGGAAAAAGCACCACCGGGCCCTCAAATATTTTGAGAAGCTCGATAATGTTTATCCATATTCTGACTATTTCTTTTTCTCTTATACTCATCTGGCTGATGAGTACGAGAGGTTGAGGGGTAGTGACACTGAGTCGGTCCCACGGGCACGGGTTTGTCTAGTGCCTAAGGATTCTCGGGGGCCACGTGTAATCTCGTGTGAACCTGCTGAATTAATGTATATTCAGCAGGGGATCATGAGGAAATTATACGAAACCCTAGAGGCCCACAATCTAACCTCTGGTCGGATTAACTTTACCGATCAGACGATAAATCAGGAGCTGGCGCGACGTTCATCGAAAGGTGAGCTTAACCTGGCAACGATCGATTTATCGGATGCGAGTGACCGCGTTTCACTTGAATTAGTTCGGCGTGTTTTTCCGCCGCGCTGGTTCGAGTGCCTCGATGCCTGCCGATCCGAGGAGACGGAACTCCCTAATGGAAAGGTTGTTAAGTTAAACAAGTTTGCCCCTATGGGCAGTTCTTGTTGCTTTCCAGTTGAAGCACTCGTCTTTTGGGCGTGTGCGGTGGCAACCCTGCGTATATCACGGGGCTTGAAGAAGTACCCGGACGTGTACGTGTACGGAGACGATATCATTACTGATAGCGACTCAGTCGAGTTGGTGATGATGGGGCTTGAGAAGGTTGGCTTAAAGGTCAATCGGGACAAGTCCTATTTCCGTGGACCCTTCCGAGAATCGTGTGGGGGCGACTACCACTTAGGTGTGGACGTTACCCCTGTTCGAGTAAGGAAGTTCCTGGATAAGTCTAGTACTTCGATTGTAACTAACGCGGACTTGGCTAATCTTTTTATTGCCAAGTTTGGATATGCGGAGTCTTATTCTCTTCTTCAAGTCATTGAAGAGGCGGAGGGCTACGTTTTTCCTAGGACCGATATCGACATTCCTTGTTCGATAAAGGTACTTTCACCTAGCGCTAGCAATGATGTTTTCTTCAAAAGAAAGTGGAATTCCACTCTCCAGAGATTTGAACATCGTATACTTGTTTGTTCGTCTCCATGTCTGGAGCGACAACCTCCTAACTGGGAGGAGCTGCTAAGGAAGCAGTTGCCTAAGAGTATACTTACTCGACACCACAATGGTGAAGAGTTATTGTCAATCGACGGGCCGTACTCCAATCCGATTGCAAAGTTGGATAGGATTGCGGAACCCGGTTGGTACACGGATCCCCACACCGTCGTAG